TCCGTTTGTTGGTTAATCCCTTATCTCACTTATAAGATACGGATTTGATTTATTAATGTCAAGTCTTTTTTTAATTTATTTTAAGTTTTTTTATTTAATTGTCAAATGATACGAAAAATTACAGGTTCTTAGGATTGACTATTTTACATGCGTTAAGTTATTGTTTTTATTAAAGTTGACTAGCTTTGGCGTTTTATTGATAAAGTTTTTTATGTTTTTTTATTTAAAAAGAAACCAGCTAAATCTTCTATTTTGCGTAAAGCGTTGTTTTTATTGTAGTTAGCTGTAAAATTATAAGGCCATAGGAAGCCTTGTAAACAACGATAATACCAGTGGCTATATGTTTGTATGGGTAGGTTAAAATAAAAAACCCCTGCAAGAATTAACTTGCAGGGGCCGGGAGATGTTGCCCCTAAACAAAGGGGAAAAGAGGCAACGATTTTATTTTATTAGCGGTATTTTTGTGATAGCGGCTTTCATTCCGTTTATGCCGAAACCGTTCAAAAATAATAATATTGTGTTCATCAAGTCGGCGGGTATTTCAATCCCTGCTAATTTTAACGATCCGATCACTGTAATTACTCCGGCTGAGGTGTAACTTTTCCAGCCTTTATTATCTCCTTTCGATACTTCCGAGATCAACGACCTAAAAAAAGCTAATCCTATGCCATTAAAAAAAATCCAAACCCCGCCGGGGATATCTGTAAATTCAAGTGGAGTTACGAGCAGGACGATTGAAAATAAAATTATCAACCCGCCTATAATGTAAAGGACGTGGGCCTTTAGCCATTTTAAAACTTTCATAATTTTCATAATTTTCTCCTTATAATTTAATTGCAATTATTGTCTTCATTGCCAATATGGCAAATTCGACAATCCCCTTAAAGATGCGTTTATAAGCGGGTGTTTTCTTGTCTATCCGCTTTTTGGTTTCGATTAATATTTCATACCAGTAAATCAAAAACTTTATTATTTGGTCTCGTTTATACCTCCGCTTCAATGAGAGCGGAATCTTGATTTTAACTTTTCCCTTTTTAGGCCTCCGCATTTTAGGAATATATCTTTCATGCGTTTTTAGATATTCCTCAATTTTTTTATCAATATCAGACACGGGTCCACCTAACTTTTTTTTCTCTTACATCAATATGCACGCCCCAAATATATAACCCTATTCCATATTTATTAGGGTATTGGTTGTCAAGGTAATCGTATATTTCTTGAGGCGTTTTTACTTTGCTCTGGGCATCGGCGGCTTTGCCTTTTAAATGCTGGCTCCGTTTTGATGATCTTTGTCGGCCAGCCAGCGAACACACGGGGCAAAACAATCCGTAAAAATCCCCATGTGCTTCACAGGTTCTAATTCTTATATTATGTTCTGGGCATCGGTTCCCACCGATTATTATTTCCCCGCCTGACCAGTTTCTTAAATCAACTAAAACCGCGATCAGCTCATGGTCAACTACATCAAATCCGCAACCGCATGAGCATGCAAATTCTGATCTTTCAAACGGGATATTTTCAAACACATCAATCATAATTGCAATATAAGTCCTCTTAATTTAAAAAGCAAGTTATTTTTAGTATTGCCCAACCGGTAACAATTCCGGCGGAATCAGCGACCAAGTCAAAAAGCGAATCTTTGGAAAATAGTTTTCCCAAAAATACCTTCAGGTCTCGTTTGATAAATTTCAAGTTTTCAAACTCAACCCCTGCCTCGGCCTGAACCAGCTCGATAGTAATTGCCAGTAACCCAGCAACTAAAATCCCCTGCTTGAAAATTAATTCTCCACCAATATAGCAAAGAATCATCAAGATAAAATGTTTAACTTTGTCTTTTGGCATTTTCTTCATATTCCTTTTTTTGGGCCATAGTTAATTTGCAATTTTTGCAATCAAACCACGGAGTCGTCATGCACGCCATCGGGGGATATTCTGGGCACATCCCCGGCTGTTCTTTTTTGTTTTCTTTCAAATTTTGCCCCCTTTAATTATTAACCACAATAAACCAATCGCTAAAATTGTTCTGTAATAATAAACCATTACAGAACCTTTTGTAACTTCTAACCATTCTTTTCCGGGGTGCCGGTGTTCTGGAAAATCACTTTTCCCCTCAACTTTTACAACTTTTATATCTTTATCCGAATATACGCCGGTCACTTTAAAATTGTATATATCTGCAATTTCACCTTGTTCCGGCAAATCTTTATCTACTGGGCAAAACAAAAACGCTTTGACAGTTGAGCCTTTTCCAAAATCAACCCGGTGAATTTCATCGGCTGGGAGAAGTACACCTTCGCCAGCTTTTAATGTTATCTTTTTATAAGATCGTCCTGGCTTACCCTTTGTCATTCTTGTCCTCTAATTCCTTTAGGAGTTTCTTTTTATCGTCATCAATTTCTTTTAACTTTTCTTTGCCGTGTTCTGGATCAATTAATCTAACCAACAAAGCAACTTTTTGATCGATAGCATGTTGGTTTACAATTACGGTATTTTGCAATGTATCAACTTTACTCTTTAAGATTGTAACGGCTTTACTTGTGTCGGCTGTCTGGGCATAGAAAATACCAATTTTTACCAGTAAAAAAACTATTGGCAATAAAGTCAAAATTAACTTGGCATTTAAATTAAAACCAATCTTCCGCAAAATATGCCCGTCTTGATCTTTTAAGACTTCCCCGTTTTTACCTTTTACTGGTCGAGAGATTATCGTTGATTTTCCGTTAAAAAATTCCATGTCAAACCCTCATTGTTAATATATCGTTTTTCTCATCAGGCATAAATTTTTGTCCTCTTAATTTCCAAAATCCCGCACCTCTGCATTTTTTGTCTGGGTGTTTAGGGTTTATTTCCCAGTAATAAACTGAAAAATATCTTGTTTTTCTAATTCTCTTTAATTTTACCTTAAAAGAATTAATATGATTGTTCCCCTGATGCCCCACTGCCAGCATTACAGTGCCTTTGTAGCTGTTAAAATAAACCACAAACTTCCACTCGCTACTATCTGATAGAAATTGGCACTATCAAAATCATCAATGTAACATGTCCAACCGTCGCCTTTTGTAGCTGGGCTTGTAAATAATGCGTCTAATTCTGCGTCCGTTGGGGGATTGCTTACATTAGAAGAATACACTTTTTGCTGTCTATCCCCATTAATATAGTGAAATGTTGGAGCGTTTACTAATGTTGCCCCACTTATCGTAGCGTTATTTTCATTCCCGCTCGCATTATACCAGATTGTTGGAGTCATTTCACTTGGGCGGTATTTGGCTACTTCGCCGACCGCAGTAATCGATACATTATCAAAACAAAAACAACCGCCAGCAGTTGTGGAGTACCCTTGAATATTAATTGTAGATGACGTGCTTTGCATTGTAACCAGTAAGGATATTGTTTGCCATGTATCTTCAGTTGTCAGCACAGCATTACTAAACACATAATCACTACCAGCAAAAGATGGAGCCATACGAATTAATGTAAAATTATTACTACTGCTGGATAAATACACATCGGCCTGTATTAAGTATCTCTGGCCGATTATAAAATCAGTAGAATAGGCGGCTAATAATCTTCCATCTGTATGGGTTCCGGGGGTTGTTCCTACTATTACTTTTCCAACTTTTTCCCCCGCTGGCCCTGCATTGTAAATACATGTTCCGTTGCCGTCTGTTGAGACAGCCCAATCGTTTATACTTCCATTTGCAAAATTCCGATTATTTGAATCAGTAATATTATTTACAGTACTTGCGTTTGCATATTTAGCCTCTGTCTCTGCTCCGCTGTACCGAGCGTTAATTTCATCAGCTGAAAGGATACGGTTGTATAAGCGTTTTTCTGTAATCTGTCCATTATAAAAATTAGCCCCTGCGGTCGTTGAGCCGAGCCTTAATGCCCCTGCATTATCTAAAGTTAAATTTGCAGAAGAAATGTCAACTGTTCCCACAATATCGCCATTTATGTAGGCTGTAGCGTTTCCGTCTCGGTCAAATATGACAAGTATCTTATGTATTGCCCCAGTAGAAAAACAAGCCGTCCCAATTATTCCGGAAGCATCTGTTGTATTGTCATCGAATCTAATATATAAATCATCATCGACCATATACAATCCATAACCGATACCTCCAGATTCTTTATTTATTAAATATTGTGTGCCTGAAATAGATGCGGGGATAACGCCAGATAAAAATATACTAAAATCATCGGTTCCGAAATCTAAATTACCATCATCTGCAATTGAAACATAATCATCAACCCCATCGAAACTGTAAGAACAGCCTGCCCCTCCAAGGTCAGTTATATTTTGGGTATTGGTGAGGTAATTTCCATTAAGAGTAATATTAGCACCGGCAATGCTTAGATTATCATTTCCGTTTTCATTATATTTAATTGAAACATCTTGATCATTACCGAAATATAGTTTTTTGTCATCGGCAAGATAAACATCTCCTAATTCTGCCGAGGCACTGCCAATGTCAATAGCCCCTGAAACTGAGGGAGTAAGCCCACTAGATAAATATATGTCACCAATAAATAAAGAATCCCACGTAAACAAAGGCGAGCCAAGATCGTAAGTATCTGTGATCCTTGGCAAAGATGAAGCGGATAAAGTTTTTCCGGTTGAATCTACAGCCCAAACTTTTACCCCATTAGAATCAAACATGCTAATATTCCAATTGAACCCACCAGACTGTATCCAGAAAACCAACGAAGCGGAATCAACATTAACTATTACATCGGTAGTAACGGCGTGTTCAATAAGTGAATTAATATAAGCATGTGAGGTACTGTTCCAATTTTTTGTAAACTTAGTTTGTCCAAATGTAATCGTTGGCAATAAAAATGCCAATAATAATATAATTCTTTTTTTCATAATTTATCCTTTAAATTGCCTCGACAAATCCATCTTCATCGACCGGTTCCCATTTGCAATGCCAATGGATCTTACCGCTGGTTGCAACCCCACTATAAACTACCCTAATATAAGTATCTGCTCCGCTTTTTTGTGTTATAAAAAATGGTATTCTTGGCCTCCGGAAATTGGTGTTTTCGCCAACCCTGACTTGCGAAGAATTATATAAAGTGATCCCTGCTGTAGCTTTTTCAGTTTTTATAATTAATGACCCAACCCCGGCGTTACTTACGTCTGTACCGCCTCCACCATTATCTGTAATTTCTACTGCATTGGTGCCGTCATAAGCCTCAAGATAAATATCGTCAATATCGGCACTCAAAACAACATCAACATCTCCAAAAATATATTCTATTTGTACTGATCCAGTTATTTTAAATAGATTGTCAAAACTGCCACCACCACCGGCAAAAGTTGTAATATGATAAACTTCATCAGCATATTCAAAATTACTCCACACATTACTATTATCAACATCTACCCATCGGCCATCATCAGCGCCTGAGCTACAATTTAAAATAGTCCAATTTTTAGAACCGGCAGAAACATAATAACTTGATGTTTCATGCCCTACAGAAGTGCAATTTGTTAAAACACCAGTATCAACATTATTATTTATTTTGTATCCATAAGAAGCACCAATCCCAACAGTAGAACAATTATGCAATCTTGTCTGAGAGCCTTGGATATCAAAAGCTATTGATGTTTGATTACCGCATGCGTAATTATCAATTACCGCTCCCTGCCCAGTTATTCTCATTCCAGTTCCGCCGGCCAAAATTCTACCATCTGAAATATTACAAAATGAGCCAGAAATTAATAATCCTATTTCTCCGATGGTTGGTGAAATTATATGATCTCCGGAAACCCTGCAATAATTAGCCGATACCGTTAAAGCTGTTCCAGAAGCCGGATCAATTATTGATCCTATTTCAAACCATAATTCACAATTTGCAACATTAAGATCAATTCCGGTTTCGGTATACGTTCCAGCCTTTATTTTGATAGCATCACCAAATGAAAGCAAAGATATTGCTGCCCCAATTGTAGCCATTGCCTTTTCTGGTTTTTCTCCGTTATTATTATCGTTTCCATTGGTAGCATCTACATAATATACGTGCCCAGTGAATAACTTTATATGTCCCTTTATTCCGGCAATATCACCATTATGCCCATATTGGGCAAATGCTGTACCGGCAAACAATATTAAAAAAAGTAATTTCTTCATAATTATCGCCTCTTTATTGGGTTAGTATTATGCCCACTGCTAAAATTTTTATGTTTTATTCTTGCGAAAACAGCCGAACTTTTTTTATTTGTAGCTCCGCCGGTTATAACATATCTACCATTTAAATCGATAGGGATTATGTTGTCAGTAATATTATTTTTGACAACAATAGAATCGGTAGTTATTGTCCAACTTTCCACCGTTTTCCAGCTATCGAAAAAGTTTTGATATGTTGTATCTGACCGTGTGCAAGTTTGAAACTCAATCGTAATTGCGACTGAATCACTGGCAGAAGTATCAGCAGCCCAGAAGTCATTTCCCATAAACGGATAAATATCAAAAACCGCTGAGGTATCTGCTCCCGTTCCGGTAATTTTAAAAGTTCTTGTATCGCTGTTGGCATTTGCCTCATTTACAGATGATGGCCGAACTAATACGGGCACATGTTGGCCTTGCGGAAATACGTTCTCGACTACAAGCAAGCTTAAAATAATAAATAATTTCTTCATGATTTCTCCTTTATCCTAAATTAGGAATACTTTCAGGTGCTATTTGCCTACTATTAATATTTTCCGTTCCCGTGCTTGTCGTTACATAAATATCATAGTGCATATTATCAGTTAATACATCAGTTTCAAAAATCCAACGTGAAGTATTGCCAAAGCATTTTGTCATTGCGATCCTGCCGGCTGGATATGTTTGATTAATTGGCTGGAAATAAACCGCTGTAATCCCTGTTGTTTTGTCATTCCCATATTCATCTATAAATTGTTTGCCTTTGTGTTTTCCCCACGCCATATTTTCACCTATATTTTAATTATATCTTTATTAACATCTATGATTGAAAATTGCAATTGATCGGCTAATGTTTTATAAAATTGCAAAGTTATTGTATTATCGCCAACTTTATAAGCTAAATCATATGCCCATTGCATTCCTTGCTTAAGCATCTTTACTGTTTCTTTTGATTCTGTATTAATCAATAATTCATAGTATAAAACCATTGCTTCGGATTCGTTATACAATTGTTCAAGCTTTTCCATTGTGCCCATGCGGTTAATAAAAGTTATGCTATATATTGTTTTTTCTTTCCCGTATCTAAATATTGCGTTTCCATATTCTCCACCTCTAAAAACCTGTTCTTTTTGGTTGATAAATTGAGTATGCGTTAATACTTCATCTCTTACAAATAAAATTTCAGTAGAATCATTTAATATAAATTTTATTACATTATCCATTACCAAGCCCCCAGTAAAGGATTGTCTTCAATATAAGTGTATTTACATAATATTTTATTATTAGTCATCTGCATGCTCATTTTAAATAATGTCATATCATTAGATAAATAGTCAACACTTGATTTTTTAGTAAATAATTCAAAATCAAATCCACGTTCTGGAATACAATCGAGAGTTATTGCTCTCAAGTTAAATCCGAAAAATTCATATAGTCGTTTTGCTATAATTAAAGCTGAAGCCTTTGAATAACAAACTGGCAAATTAATGCTTACGGCTCGTTCTTCAGAATACAAAGTTTTTGATAAGTTTTCTTCATCTGTTTCTGGATATTGCATTGAATATAAATAATCTAAAGTTTCAGGGTCATAACCGTATTTAATATTAAATTTATTTGTTATTGTTAATTTCTCATTATACCGGTTGTCGCTATTATCTAATAACGAATTAAAATTACTTGTGCCTCTTTCATGATCGCCAAGCCTTAATAATCCAAGGGCGATTGCCCCGCTATTCATTTGAAATAAAAATCCCGGCAAATGACGAACAAACATTTCAACAATTTCAGAAATTAGTAAATTATCTGTTATGCTGAAATTGTATGTTTCACTACTTAACAAATCATGAATTCTATTAAATGAATAATGATCACTACTTACTGTAATATCTGTTCCGTAAATATCAATTAAATCAATAGATACTCCAGCATAATTATAAATTAACTCATATAATATTTGGGCGATTGTTTTATTGTTAAAATTAACAGAAACGTAAAAAACAAGAACGTCTCCGGTTACAGGTGTTCCGCTCCAATCTGAACTTGCAATTTTGATAGTAGAATCAGAAGAATCAGTTTCATCATAGAAATCTGTTGAGGTTGATCCGGCTTTTGTCGCCCCTGATTGAAATGTTACGGTATAATTAGTAAGACTTGTAAAAGTTAATGTCCATGACCCAATATTCGCCCCAGAATAAACAGTAACATCAGCCAATGACCCAGAACCGGTTTGCGTTGTCCAATTATTTAAAGTTGATGTCAAATTTCCGTCAGAATCTATTTTTTTTGTTGGCTCATAGCTACTATCATAAATTGATATAATTTTATTAAAATACCCGGACAGAATATTTTCCAAAACAAGAACGGCTGTTCCGGTTTTAGACTTAAACATTTTCTTTATAAGCCCCTTATATTGCAAGATAGAACTTCTTTCGCTTCTCTGGAATGATTCAATCGCACCCTCTGTATTTATAGTAATGTCAACTTGCTTGTCTAATATTAAATTGTTTGAAACTAAATCCCCAGTCTTAAACACAGTCATTCCAATGTCACTTGCAAAATTTAATTGTACTTTATCTGTTGCATGTGTAGATATTGATATAATATAAACGTCTTTAACATCACCTGAATCATTTACAAATCTTACTGAATTCCCAGCTTTAAAAATGTAAGCAGGGTTTGAATTTGTTAAATCTAATTTTGCAGTCGTAGTAGTTGCGTCTGCATATAATTTTACTATATTAAAAGAAAACATTGAATTTTGCTTATCACCTAATAATGAAAAATTGTTATTACTGTTGAAAAACTCAACTTGCAATTCTTGCAAACTAAGGGCTGTAAATTCATGAGGAGTAAAATTCACCCCTTTTTTTATTGTAGACATTCCCTTAATATCATTAATTGAATCAAGATATATCACTTCTTCATTAAAATCTGTCATTTTTATAGTATAGCTTATATCTAAATATCCAGCATCTACGGCCCCTGATTCTATCATCCTTATATCTGGGTTATATTCATAAAAAATAAGTTCATTTATTTGGCTGGCCGTTTCTTCTCCAAGGGAATAAACTCTTTTTCTATTCCTTGACAGTAAACCCCAAAATAAAGTTTCATCAGTTCCGTCTTCTTGCTCTCTCACTATCTTCCACACACAAAACTTTATTATATTTTTATATACCCCGCCTGTTATTAAAACCTCTGTTGCGGATTCAAATAAACTATCTATTTTAGCTCTTGTCAAACCGGTATATTCCCTAATGTTTAACTTGAAAACTTTTTGCTGGAAAAGGCTCCGGTTAATATCTACTGTTTCGCCCTGCGAATCAATTATTGTATCGTTATTGTCAGGAGCGATTACAGATAGGGCAATTTCTTCATAATCAAATTCAACATCATAATCTGAGTAATGTCTAAATGTAAATTCATCTGAAGCATACCAATAACCGCTATATGCTAAAAGTTTTATTTTTGGTTTAATCATATATCCCTATCTTTTTCTGATAGTTCTGATTTTGTTCAATCCTCGGCTGTGCAATATCATCAACAAAAGATACTGTTGTAATGGGTGATGGATCATTTATTATTACCGTCGGAGGCGTAACATTAATATTATTTATAGCCGGGGATTCTTTTCTTTGATAACTATTGGCAGATGATGGCTCTCTGTAACTGCCATAAATTTCACCGCTCGGCTGGTTGAGCGTTTTATATCTTACTGAAACAATTACTGTTTTATCTTTAATCTCAGACATGGATAATTTGACCCTCTCCAATGCCAGTTCCGCTTCAGATGTTTTCGTTTTTACTGTAACAGTTTTAGTGACCGGTAATTGAATTTTTGGTAATTCGTTACCAAATTTATCAACATCTTTTAATATTGGTGTTATCTCTATTGTTATCCCAGTCCCCAGCTTGTCCCATTCATCTCTTAATGCTTCTAACGATTTTATAGCATCTTTGTATGCCTGTGAATTTGGGTTTAGTTGCCCTAAATATGCTCGTTGTGCATTTATGGCTGATAATATTTGTTCATCGATAGTCGTTTTTGACGGATCAAGATTAAAATAAAGCATTTCATTAATGGCTTTACTTATTGCTTTTGAATTTGATTCAAAAGTATTCCTATTCCCGAATAAAGCCGACTCCATTAAAGACCATTTAAAAACAACAGTCTCTAATGATTCTGTCAAATTATCAAACATCCCTCCTATTAACTCGATATCACCATTAAGAGAGTCGAGCCCTTCACCAAAATTTTTAATATCGTTTGTTGCCTTTACAAATCCATCCCCAATTAAATGATTTAATTTATCTTTAGCGCGCTCCATTAAATCAGTTAATTGTTCCCACGAGTCAGTAATCCCTAATATTTCATATAATGATTCTATTTTTTCCTTGGCCTGTCCCCATTCGTAAGAATTTTTCTTCAAATGTCCCATCAATTCAAAAAGTTTACTTATTTGTGCCCTAATGGAACTCTCAGAAATAATTCCAAATTCATTCATATATCCGCTTAATTTGCCCCATTCTTTTTTGCCGACACCTGCTAAATTAACCCATGCCCCGCCAACATCATTAAGGGCCATGATATAAGATTCAAAGCTAAGTCGTTTTTTCTCCAAATCTTTATGAATTTTGTCTGAAGTTTTCTTCCAGTTTTTCAGGGCAGCAGAAACTATAGTCACCACTGACCCAACTACATCACCATCAATTAAATTTTGAGTAGCTGATAATAGCCCGTCTAAACTTTCCGATGTTAGCCCTATAGCTTCTGATATTTCACCAAAAGCATAAACTCCGTCTGTCATTTCCTTATTTACTTTTTTCTGGATAGCTTCAAGCTCTTCTTGGCTCTGAACAAGATTGTCAGTCTTTATTTTCTGCTCTTCCATTTTAACGGTAACTTTTTCCATCTCAGTTCTAATTTCTGGGAGAATTTTATTACCGGCCTCAAACTTGTCCATATAATTTTGTACTTCTTTTGCAGTTGGATCAATTTCTGTTTTCAGTTCTGTAATTTTATCTGTCAATCCTTTTGTAGCCAAAGCATCCCCTTTGGCCAAAGGTAACATTTTTTCATATTTTGCAATTAAATCTTTTACTGATTTAGTTGTTTTTATTCCAGCGTCAGAAAGTAATTTATTGTTATCTGCTAATTTCTTGGCCTTAAATGCTGCCCGGTCAAAATCAATTGCAACGGCAGGAATAATTTTCCCTGAAGAATTACTATAAGCTTTTAATTGTGCTTCTGTTTTGATTATGGCTTCCTTCACTGTTATCCATTTGCCGTTATATTTTACAAGTTCATCGCCACCCTTTTTCCTTAATTCTTCTAAATTAGTAACAGCATTTTTCATTAAAGTTTCTGCTTGCATCTGAACTTTATTTGTAAGCTCGATTGAATCATGCAATTGGTCTAATGATTCCCCCCAAACGTTCATTGCATCATTAACTAATTTAACGGCTGTATATATTGCCGTTATTGCAATCAAAAATAATCCAAATGAAGCCCCAAGCGATACAACCGCAGCTTTTAACCCGGCAAAATATCCAGCCATTTTAAGCCCTATCAATGCAGCATTAACAGCTGTCCAGGTTTTCCAAACACCGATTAATAATCCAACCGGAACCAATATAGCGGCAATTGTTTTCAATATACTTTTAAGTAGCCCTGGATGTTTAGCAAATAATGAAGTAAGACTTTTAAGCATAGGAAGAACTTCATTACCCATTTCAACAAAAGCAACATGTAATTGATTTTTTATTATTGTCGCTTGTGCCGCAAGGGTTGAGTTTTGTTTATCAAAAGCTTTTTGCATTTCCTTTGTAGAATCTGAGACAGCTGTTAAGGTTTTTTTATATCCCGCCCAGTTATTTGTAATGCTCTTAATGGCCTTACTCGATCTTGTATTTAGCTTTAAATTGCGTAATGTTAAATCTCTTGTTTCGGTGCTTAATCCACTCAAGGATTTATTAAGATCGCCCATTATGTCCAGCATGCCCCGAAATTCACCTTTGTCATAAAGATTAACTCCGGCTTCTTTCCATTTATCAGCATGTTCAGTCATTGAGTCGAACGCTCTTGCTAAGAACGTTGAGGCTTGCTGTGCCCCTATTCCAGATTTAGTAATATGTGCTAAAGTTCCAGCTACTTCTTTAAATGGTATTTTTAAAGAGGCTGCGGCAGGAAGAACGGCACCCAAAGAACTTGCAAGCTGTTCATAAGTTAAAACTCCTTTTTTAACAGTAGCAAATTGGATGTCATATATATCATTTAGTTCTGATATATCTCCGCCGTAAGCATTAACTACAGACATCCCAGCATTAACGGCAGTTTCTACGGATGTTAATCCGGCAGAAGCAGCCATTGCAGCAGACTTTAACGCAACTAATTCTTTACCGGCAGGGGCGCCAGCACTTACCAAATCATATAAACCTTTAGTCAATGATCCAATTGCAACCGGAGTACTTGAGGCAATTTCCAAGACTCCGGTATTTAATTTATCAAAGGCTTTGGTTGATCCCTCCAATAGCGTATTAACGTTTGCCATTTCTTTTTCAAATTTTGCAGCAGCGATAACGGCGGTAGCACCAAGAGCAACACCAATTAAACTAACAGCAGTTAACATTTGGTTCATTTTGGCAGATGATTGCAAAACCTGTGCATCCATAGCTTTCATTTTACCTATAAATGCTTTATCTCCAAAAACTCCAATATGTGCAACTATATCATTTACGCCAAAGGCCATATTATTTCCCTAAAATAACTTTCTTTGATGTTCCGGGGATAGGCAGGACTTGTTGTTTTCTAAAGAGTTTGCCAGTACTGTCATTTTTCTTATATAACTTATCCATATTCAATATAGGTTTTTTCAGTACACTATTCATTCCACCAACTAAACAAGCGTTCCCAACTCTATCAGCAATTTTTACTAAATTACTTTCAAGATATTCAGCAATAAAATCTATCGGCTGTTTTATTTCTGCTAATATTCCAGAATACAATTGTTTTAAAAAATCATCTTGCATTATGCCGTTTACCTCTTCCCCTGTTGGTAATAGTCCAAAAGATAACCCTATTTTAAATCTTAAAACATAATCAGGTAAATCCCCGGACTTTATCAGTTTTTTACTGCTTCCCCTAATTCATCTACTTTATTCTGTAATTCTGTGAATTTGGTTGTGATGATTCCGGTCAGGTCAGTATTGTTTTTCATTAATTTAGTAAAAGCTTTTGCATCCTGTGAACCGGGTTCAAAAGCTCTTTTGTCTGTTTCCGGGTCAATCAAAAATGTAGGAATAATTTCTTGAATAGCATAAATTGTTGACATTTCACCGGCCAGTCTTTCGGCTTCTGTTTTAGGCGCAGACAGGGCATCTTCATCTAAAATACTTTTTACTTTTTCTTTCGCGTTTGGCTTGCCGGCAAACTGTTTTTTCAGTGCCTTTTCACGATCCACAAGGTATTGATTCCATTTGGTCAAATTTGCATCAACCTTATCAAGCCCAAGAGCAGTATATTTCTTAATTAATAATATTTTGGTAATAGCAATTTGCTCCTGTATTGCCATTAAGTCAATATTCCGTAATCTTACCGGTATTCCATAAACTTCAAAATCAACTACGATATGTCTTTCTTTTTCTGCATCCCGAAATTTCTGCATCATACTTTTCATTTTTACGCCTCTCTTTTTTTCTGGTTTTCTTCGTCTATTTTTACAAAAAATCCCTTTTCGCCGTGCTTTACTATCTTAATAGCTTGTTCAAGGGACATTACACTAGAGCCATATTCAGAAACAAGCGGGGCTGATATTTCTTCCCCGCTTTGTTTCTTCCAAGTAATGTATAATTCTTCGGCAGGAATTACCACCGAATCCTTTTTAAACTCAGCTGCAACATAAGGTTTCCCGCCGCTTGGGGGGACATGATAAACCAACCTTGCCGGCTCAGTTCCGACCAAGCATAAATTCGCAGCTACTTCAATAATTCTTGATTTCTCTATCATCTTTTTTTTATTCCTTATACTGTTATATCATAAGCGTACAATACTTGTACAACTGTTCCAGAAGCCGGGGCAGATGTAGCCGTAAGCGTTGTCCCTGACAGGCTAAATCCACTGGTTTGGATAGTCCCTTCTGAAGCTGTGGAGACTTTCTTTTTGATATAAATAAAATCATCAAAATATAAATGATCCCATGTTGAGGCGGTTGTTAGATTAAGCGGGGTATTTGTAAGCGTAAAAGCGGTTGTACTTCCATCGCCTGTAAATTGTTCATAACATATCGCTGCATCTGCACATAAAAACCCCGGTGCTATTTGGGTTTTCAATGGTAAAGTAATATTTTCGCTTTCCAAAGTTTGAGAAAATGGAATACTTCCGATTTTTGCATCAGGAATAATCAAAGACATCAAATGCTCATCATTATCCTGCGCTCTAATCAAAGCTTCAATGATTACATCAGGATAATCATCTTGTTTAACCATAGGCAAAAACGCATCATTCGATTTATTGAATGTTACTCCACGTATTGCCGCTAACTGATTTTGAACTTCTCCGGGCAAGAATTCAAGGTCCACACCCCACTCATAGCCAATTTCAACATTTCTGCTTTTATTCCCACCGCCCATTTGCAAAACTTTTGCTGAAAGTTCTACATCCGGATCTCCTATACTATACCCTTGCAATCCTTCTAAGTCGTCACTTGCAACAACTTGCGGGGTTGTTGCGGCTTCACATTTATAAATTCTAACATCCGTAAACCGGCCGTATACTTCGGCATTCTCGCCCGGGGCTCCTAATTGAGTTCCTATTGAAGACATATAAAGTCCTCCTTATGCTGTTAAATGTAATTGTACTTCCAATCTATAGTCATCATTTTCGTCTGTTGGAATAGTCCTAACACTAGATATACTTTTTAACATTATGCCCTGTGCCTTTAGAGTTGTATCAGAATATTCAACCCCGCCTATTTCAACATTAAATTCTTTTTTATATAAATTGTATTTATTTTGGACTAAATTAATTAATTCAGATAACCATTCCTGTGCCTCTCCTCGATCACCCATATCGAGATTCACCCAAAAGCCAACCTGAACGATCCACGAATTTAATTTTTGCCCTGCCATTTGTTCTACTGATTCACCGGATAAAATAGGCTCTTCGATATACATAAAAACTTTATTCTGTGCTTCTATTATTTCTGTATTCGGAAAACCATAAACCACACTCCAATTGCTCCACGGTAAAGTAGTTGTTAATGATGCAAACAACTCATATAAAATTGTCTGAATGTCTCCTATATTATTATCTCTTATCATTTTAAACCTATTCTTCTAAGTTTAATTTTAATATTTCTTTCAAGATCGTGTTGCATTTTATACCCATACATGGTTTTTACATTTCCTATAAATCGCCTCGGCTCTCTGCTTCTATTTCCGTCATGTACTAATTTATTATATGGGGCAATATTGCTATCACTATAAACTGCATGGTAAAAACTATAAACAATTTGTCTTTTGATCGATCTTACTAAATTTTTCTCTCTTCTCGGTATTGGCATTTTCCCAATAGCCGGATTGTTTGTATCTTTAACATTTATACTCGGGCCAGAACAATTTTTAACAGTTTCCCTTAAATAAAAATCACTCGTGATTTTTACTTCTGAACCAACAATAGGGCGCAATTCCCGCATTATTTTATTAATCTTCAACCGCCATTTTACGGTTGAAACATAAGATTTCTTATTCATATTGCACCAATAGAGCTTCTTGCCCAGTATTGTAAACATTAGAAACATGTCTAACTTTAAAACTCTTGCCATCATAGATAAGTTTACTTTGATATTCAATCAAAGATGACAAACTGTAAAATTCTAATGTATCTGTATCGATTGATCCTACCAAATAATAACTGTTGCTTTTTATCCTTCCAATTTCAGCAACTATTTCCTTACTTAATTTCATGATTGAAGTATTATCAATAGGGATTATTATTGCCTTCAAATTTACCGTCGTAGTAATTCTTCCAGCAACTAATAAACCAGTCCCCCCACAATCCGGAACGTTTTTTCCGGGGTTAGGATTTCTGTGCCATACCGGAGAATATCCTTTTCCTCTGTAGTCCCAGCAACCGCATTTAGTACCAGTATAAATTTCAAGTACACAAGTATCGCCTGTTCTGTACAAATTTTGCATATACCTGTCTTTATCACTCATTTCTAACCCATGACATACTTGTGCTGTTTCCATAATCAGGCCCTGTTGCTTCGCCTACATAAAAACTAAACTTTTTATACCCTGCGGTACTCATAGCGTCTTTTACCTCCCGCTTAAGTTCCTTAATCGTAACTTTCTTTAGTTCCGCTGGGATATATTTCGGATCTATTACACTTGTTTTTGTTAATTGTACCGGGGCGGAGGAAACAACAGTTAAACTTGTATGTGCAATCTTTGCCGCCTTAATACAAGCCTCTTCATCTGTAGTCAAAACAGCACTTGCCCCGATATTTATATTTGCCCAAGCATCAGTATGAGGTATAAAACTTGCAGAGTTTAATGTATTATCTGATAAATCTAAAACAGTTAATGACCGAAGTCTAAATCTTATCTCTGCGGGGGTTATTAATGGCAACGCCATGATTACCTCAATTTATATTTGTGTAAAGTTTCTTTAAGTTCTTGGTCAGTTTTTGCTGACTTTATATCTTTTACCATTTTACCAATATTATCAGATTGAACTTTCAGCCGTTCTTTCATGGTCTGATTTTCAAGGTATAGTTTTATAATTAAATCTTTCGGATCATCTCTTTCGAGCAATGAAGCCAGAAGCAATTGCCGGTAAAGAGTTACCTTACTTTTCACATCAGCCAGTTCCTTTTCAAGGGCAATTACTTTTTTATTAATTACTGCGGTTGTATCTGCGGTTTGTGCGAATATTGGAACAGTTATTAAAAATAAAATTGTAACTATAATTTTCTTCATATATTTTCCTCTCGGTTTACTTTTCCCCACAGAACAATATTGCTCTGTGGGGAAATTACTTTAATCTGTAGATGTTGCCGGATTAGTTAAAATCCAGTTTGTTCCATCGTAAATCAAAATTGAAACTGAGGTTGTGACTAAATCACTATTAGCCGGGTCTGCGCCTGACGCTGTTTTAATGTTTTTTACAGTCTGCCCGTTATACGCTAATGTACAAGCGCCTATATTATTTACAGCTGGAACAAATATTACCAACGTTCCAGTAGTATAAGCTGGTGGCGTTGGAGCCATTATTCCGCCGTAAGTATCATTTGCTGTACTGGTGTCAATTAATGCATTAATAGTTGGAGCAACTACCGGATCACTAAAAGCAAATCCATCATCAAGCGTTAACGTAACTGTATCAGTATTTATAAAAGTCATGTTGCCCGTTATTATCGGGGCGGCAAAAGTTTTATATGACAGTGTCTCTTGACCTGTCAATATCCACTGTACAGTTTCGAACCATGATGTTCTAATAGTTGGTCTGGCCGTCTGGCCGGATACAGTATTAGATATTAATAGATACAAAACGATAAAACCTAAAATTCTTTTCATTTCGTTTCCTTTCTATTAACTTTTGGGGCAACCTTGGGCTTATCTTTCGACACAAAAATGATCGTACCAATTTCGGCGTACCCTGCGAAAGTTTTTGTATTCGGAACCTTTTTAGGTTTTTTAAGTTCCTTTTCCGACCAATTTACATTAAAAAACTCTACTATGCCGGTATTTTTATCTCTGCTGACAATAGTAGTCTCATCTGTAAGATTCAAGGCGGCTCCGGTTCCGGGAATAGCAAGTAAATATTGTTCCTTTTGCATAATCCCTCCTTATGAGTGCATATCAAGAACTGCCACGGCTTTGGGCTGAGAAACAGCATACTCAAACATGGTGGTTATTGCGGTTCCTTCTGAAGCACTCCTTACTAATTTTTCATACTCAACCTTTGGAGCGCCGGTAGTAATTTCTTTTAACGCAAACCGTTTATCATACCCGATACCATAATTTGCAGTAACGGCTGATCTGTCCCATTCAAGACAATTTGGGAAAACTTTGAACTTATCACTGCCGATAGATGATGTTGATCCATCATACAGCCGCGAATGCCACGTTGTCCAATTTGTTTTCCTTACGATAAAATGACTCATTTTAAATGGAGTCGGGAGCTGAGCGGCCCAAGCGAGAGTGTTTTTGAAACTTATCTCGTCTGCACCATTACCGCAAACCAAAGTTCCACCCTGTGGGGTAGTGTTTGCGTTGCCGTCACCATCTCTAAGCCGTTTGATTGCAAGGTCTGTCTGCCTCACTCCAATTTGCAACCCAAACATAACCATAAAATTAGCAAATGCTTGCATTGAAATATCATTTTTATCATATTCGCTAATTTGTAAATATCTACCAAACAGCCCAAGCTTATTAACTCGATCACTGGTTGATATTTTAGTTTTTGGCAAATCAGCCAATTTGACGACTCTTTTAATATCCAAGTCATCATCGTCAGAATCCGCTTCGAGGAATAGTTTTTTATATGTATCTGTTGTTACGGTTTCTGATTCATAAATCATATCAGGAACTAATGAACCCATGATTATTCCGGCTTCAACCTGATCAGAAATTAATGCAGGAAATAGGACATCTGTCCCAGAATATTCAAAGTACTTAATGATCTTATCAGTTTTTCTGATCCCTGATTTTGCTATTAGTGTTTCAAAAGCTGTCAATGGCGGGGCCTGTCCTGCGGCCCGCATGGCTGCTTTTGTTTTCATTACTTCGGCTTTTGTCATTCCGGAATAAGGGGAAAGTTCCCCTTCAAAATTTTCTTTCATCCCTTCAAGGGCCATATTAAATGATATGCCTTTTGTAGCGGCATCCTTATATAACCCAACGCCAAAGCTGTCATTTACCCATTCGACTGATTTAAATGGATTTTCTCTTGTTTTTGGCATGATAACTCCTTAGTTAATTATTAAAATAATACTTCTACCTTCTCGGCAGATGTATCCTTGCTTATTACTGCGCCCCATCCGCCAGTTGTCCCGTCTTTTACGCTCATATAGGTTGCTCCATCAATAACAACGGAATCTTGTAATGCAATTGTATCACTATATGGCAAACTTACGATACAAACAGGGGTGTGCCTTTTTGAGTTTTGATCGAGATAACTAAACAATTTTACAGTTAACTCATAATCTGTACCAGCAGCATATTGCACAGGCCGGCAGGCGATTATCATACCGTCCGGAATGGCTCCATCAGCCGGACTTGTGATCTCATAATTATCACTAAAAGTTAATGAGACCAATTTACCAACAACTTTTGTTTTTGCTGCTATCAAGGCAGTTATTTCAGCCTTAAAAGTTGCGTCTGGCTGGGCTGGGATTTCAATCCCTCCCTGTACTCCACTAAATTCCAATACGTCCATATCCAATACCTCTTTTTTAATTTAGTTCGTAATCTTTAGTCCTGATCAATTCTGGGGACTTATTATCAGAATTAGAAATTTGTGATTTTTGGGGCTTGCCGACAGCTTTCAACAAAGATTTCTTTGTGTCTTCAAGTTCGTCAATATCCCATTTTGCTAATGCGACAACACGCTTTTCAACTCTTTCAGGCTCGTTTTTGATTTCGTTGTTAAGAATTTGCATTTTGACAATTTCGTTACACAAGGCAGTCTTAAGAGTTTCAGCCTCTGCTTTTGCCTTTTTAAGTTGTTCAGCGGCAGCTTTGAGCGTGTCAACATCAGTATCACCTAAAGCTACTTTAATGTCTGCAAGCTCTTTCAATGGGTCAACTGTTTTTTCAAGTTGTGACTTAAGGTCAACTACTTCATTTTCAACCCCTTTCTTGTCTGCCAGCAACTTTTCTACTTTCTCCTCTATTGATGCGGTAATATGCTTGATCTCTGCGACTTCCTCAAGCTCTACATCAATACTGAGAGATTTCACTATAAAATTCATATTTTCTCCTTTTTTAAAACTCAATTTTTCATTTTCATCGGATATTATCCGGGATTCATCACCGCTATCGCGATGGATTGATTTTAGGGCAGTGGGTGACTGTCCTTTTATTTCTGCTCCGTATTGTGATTCAACAACAACTTTACTCCCCTCAACTGCTTCGGTTCTATCAGTTAAAGTATATTCATAATATTTAAAATTCCCATTATTATCAGTGACCGTAATATAACTACCGCCAATTAATCCAATAGACGATTTTGTCAGCCCTGCCCCAATATCCGAAATTGCTCTTTCGTTATATATTGGAACATAAAACGAAGCTACCAGCCAATAAAGACCTTTATCTTTGGCCTCTATTTCTTTAAGTAATGTTTTATAATTTGATCTTGGGTCATTACTCATTTTCATCATTTCGTCTACACTTACCTTTTTTAACCTTGTTTTGTAATACTTCCCTATTCCAGATGGAGCGTCCCAATTATGAGAGTCAATTTTTAATTTGCCGGGTAATGTTTTTGCTAACCTATTTAAAACATTTTTTGGGAAACGTTCTCCAGAACGATCAACAATATTAAACGCTAAATAATCATCAAATGATACAAATTGAGAAGCGTCAAGGCTATCCCCATTAGGCATGAGCTTAACCATTAAGCCCCAGTCTTTATCAGTAATTTCGCTTTTTTCAATTATTGAATCTGATATTGATTTGTTGATTACTATCCCATCAGGAGTGCCGGACTTAATCCATGCCTCACAATCAGATTGATTATTAAACGATTTAGCAGAAAATAATATCTTTCCGTTCTCTGCTGTTACTTCAGGGGTTTTAAAGCTTAACGATTTGGGGCATTTGAATATAAAATTATTACGGGATCTTTTTACAAGCTTCATAATTAATCCCCTTCTGTTGTTTCGTCATGCTCGGTAAAATAATCATCATTTTTATTTTTCTTTAATTGTTTTTCAGATTTACCAGGCTTGCTTTTTGGGCAAAGTCCACAACCGGCAAGAGACGTAACGCCTTTTTTTACCAAACTAGCATAATCACCCTTGCTATAATGATGCTCTGCCCCGCACTTTTCACATATTAATATAGGTTTCATAATAATTTTCTCCTTAATCCTTGTTTGCAAATAAACGATTTTTTATATTAATGTCAATTTATTTTTTATATTATTTTCTTTTTTATCGTATCAATAACTATGCCAAAATTAACAGACTTATTAAATGCAGTTATATTCTCAGGTTTGCATTTAGGGAAAATGTGATTGACCTTAGGGGAAAATTAACGCTCAATGAGATTACAGGGATATTAATTAGGTTCTTAGGATAAATTTTATCATTTGCATAATAGTTAATCTCATTAATCAATCTGTACATAATAACTGTTTTATATAGATTTTAATTTTTCTATAATCAATCCGGCCGATCGATATTGAGTTGTTGTATTTTGTACAAATTATTCTTGGCAATCAGACCGCCTTTCTTATCCTGTCATAAAAAGTTGTCAATTTAACTGATTTCTCGTACTTGTTTGTAATATGGTAGATTTGATGCAGTTCAATTTCATACTTAAGCCCCTTATTATAAACTGGCGGAGCATCCCAATCATGCTGAACGGGTTTTTCTGTAGTAAATTGCGGGATTCTAATACAATAACAATTTGGATGAGTATCTTCGACTGGTCTCGGCCCCTTGCCACGCATCCAAACTTGGCCATCAAGAGGCGAACAAATCTTGCAAGCTGTAGCAGTCGCACTCCACATGTCATAAATTATTCCTTGCTTATCTGCCTGTAAATCATAGCCCCGGCCAAAGGCCAGAGTTATTTCACTTCTTACGAATCTTGCCCAATCCCAAGCGGCACCCTCTCCAACTTTCCGGTGTAAGGTTTTAGCAATATCCATATATGATACATTCTCGGCTATCCCATTAATTATTGTATCGTCAATAATTTTCTTGTAATCAACAAGTAACTTCTTATTTATTCTGTCACTGCCTTGAGACAAAAGCCTTGTAATAAATCCTTCTGAATTTGTCCCTGCATAAATAGCATTAACTTCTATTTGCTCTGTCATGCTTTCAGGGGCATGTTCTAATATTAACTTTTGCGTATCACTTAACCCAACAGCCAGCCCTAAAGTCATCATTCGCTTATAAACATCTGGATCTTTTATTATATCATCAAACCAAGAGCCTAAAACATTATCCACTTTCATTTCATAATTTTCAGGAGCAACATACGGACTGTCAACGCCTTTTTTGTTATAATCTGCCCGGATTTTATTTATGCCCGGCAAGCTCAATGCTTTCAAAAGGTCAATTTCATTTTTTTCAACTATGTCCATAAAAATATTAAAATATTCTTTTGTAATATCATTAATATCTTTAACCCTATGATTCCGAGTTATCAACTCCTGCATTTTTCGGGTATAATCTAAATCTAAAAAATCAGGAACAATTAACCCCCTCATAATGCTATAAACTTTTAAGTTGTTCATTTTAATTAATTTCCTGTATCATAAACCCAAGTAAAACCTTTCTCACCTTACTTCTTGATATCCATTCTCTTTTTATATTTTTAAATTTTGTTTTAAATGTTTCGCCTGAAACAGAATCAAAAGTAAAAGCTTCAGGCTCTTTCCGCCCATCAAAAATATGAATACTTACAGGGTTGTCATCTTGGTCTCTGCTTACAGCCATTGCCAGCCCAAGCGGATGAAAAAACTTCCTGTTTACCTCTTGCAAATATCCAAAATCTCTAAACTCTTTCAACTTCATCCTTTTTATTCCGTCCATTTCTTACCTCTCAATTAAGGATACTGTACTTTTTAGGGTTAAATAATTTTCAATTTTCCCCCATTCCATCTTGGTAAACCTTATTCCGAGGGCATGCTCTGCTTCCGGCTTGGTCATAAACCCATTTTCTACTTTGCTGAGGATTACTTCCCAATTAACTTTATTTGTTAGGGCATTTTTATAATCAACCGTGGCTTGTAATCCGTTATCCTCAAGTCCGGTGGAATCCCAAGCGTAAGACCACGTTTTCCCGATAAACCCTTCCATAACCAAAGCCTTATTAAAAAAATCTTTAATTATCGGATCTAACATTTTACGATACCAAGTTATATTTTTCATCAGGATTTTAAATTGATTATCAGATAATGATTCAGTCCTCCCAAAATTATAACCAAAAACATAATCAGGAATCCCAGATTTCCCAATGCACGGTTTGATCATTTCCTCTATCGGAAATTTTAAAGCCTCAACCATAGCTTCCCCACCGGCTCCGATTATTTCAACACTCACAGTTGATCCATGTGATAACCCGGCATACGCATCACCAACACGCCCGGCACGTTTCATTTTCATAATATTCGAAATGCTGGCCTTTAATGCCCTTGCAGCTTCATTAGTTTCTGCTTGAATATCTTCAAAATCTGCATCTTCTGAAGTTTCTCCACCAATAACGGTTATTAGAAATGAAGGGTCAGCAATTCGCCAGCTAATATTATCAATCGCTTTATATAACCTCTCCAATATTGTAGCCATCCACGGCATGCCATGATAAATTGAATAGCCTATTGGATAACCGTCTCTAAGATCAGGTGCAAAATAATAAATCAACTCCTGTTGAGGAAATGGGGTTATTTGTCTAAATGTACTCCTTTGGCCAAACAGAATATTATCCCCTTCCTGCGAAACTCCAACTGTCTTTGCATCAATGTTTTTAAGGCCGTACCAACCAGTAAGCCCATCATAAGGGATGGCCTCTCCAAGTCCTATACCGTTTGCAACCCCAGAATCAACTAATTGATTCTGGAAAACCGGCCATGAAGTACTTATACCATTTACATTGATTTTATCGTAAACATCCCGCAAAAATTCTTGTACATTCGGATCATCAGATTCTATTGTAAAATGTCCTATCAGCCTATTATAAACTAACGGGATAACATCCATAAACGGGAGTAACGCCCTTAATTTACTAATAGTTTGCATTTCCAGCATATACCTTGGCCCGTTTAAATTCAAATCGAACAAACTTGATGTTCCTTGCCTTGATTGTGATGATGTTGGGGTGCTTTGTTTTCTTGGTTTCGGTTTAGCTTTTTTAAATAAACTCATCTTTCTCCACTCCCCACGGCATACCTTGCGGATACTCGTTTTTTAGGGTAAAATGTCATTGACAAAGCTGATAAATTATCAGGACTGCGTCCTGTTGCCTTTTTTATCTTTTCTGTAGATGTCAACATTATTAATCCTGTACTTGTCACGCTCTCTATTTTAATTTTAGTTAATTCTTCTTTTAAATTATCATTAAAAGGTAAAGCCAAATTAAACCCTGTTTTCGGGTCTAAGGCATCACGAATAGCCCACAACAAAAAACACCGCATATTTAAAAACTTGTTTACTCCAAAATGACAAGTTAATTTTTTTGCGTTACGGCTACCCTTAACCGCCCTTATTTTTAATTTTATTTCTTTTCCTCTTGAATATACCCCGGCGCCTTCTCCAATAGCATCAACATTACAAACTCCATCGCCTATTGCGTTTTTTATCTTGCCGACAATATTCATGTGTATTTTATCAGGGTCAGAGCATTCCCATTCCTCTATTGATTTTATATAATTATCATATCTCTTAACTGCTATAGTTTTATCTTGTCCTTCTCCGGCAACATCTACGCCTAATATAAATTCTCTATTCTGGATATATTCCTCATCTGCGTTTATATCTTCCCATCTCTTAAAAGCTGCATCTATCCAAGCTGATTTAATTACCTGGTCTTCATCTTCTTCTGGAAATTCTCCTAAAACTTTTACCCTTAAATAATTATCTGGCCGATAACATTTGCCTTCAAATTCAAAATCATGTTTTTCTGGTAATATATCTTCTCTGGCAATTATGGTACCATGATTATCAATTTGATCTTTAACCCATATATAATCAACCCGTCCGGGGATTATAGTTTTTTTTAATGTTACATTTGGAACTGTTAAACAGTTTAACTTTCTGCTTACGTAACGTTTACTTTCAGTTGATTTAAACGCCTCACCAGATCGAGAATTAGCATTGAATACAAGTAATCTTTTAGAATTATCACCTGTATGTAACCCTTCGAGAGCCTCATGTACTTTATCTGATACACCTGAGGCCTCTGTTACTATTACAAAACAATTAGAGCTATGAAACCCTGTCCAACTTTCAACAGCATGATCACCAGCCTTAAACGCCAAAATAAAATGCTCAGTATCTACTTCATTTGTAATTTTATTATTTTTAACTAAAGGAAACCTAACCATTGAATCTAATATTATACCGGGCAAAGGGATCTTTGCTTTTCTCGATATGGCAGCAATCTCACTCATTACGACCTTTACGGCCTGCCGATGGGTAGGGGCCGTACAAATAATTTTTGCTGGATAATTTGTATAAATATAACAAAGAGCAGAAACGGCAGCAAGATAATCTTTACCCCACGCATGCCCTGCCCTTAATGATATAAGTCTGTTATTTTGTATTAATGCAAGCAATTTGTTTTGCTCTTCGTCAAGGCCAGCATTCAAAATAATTTTGGCAAACCGAACCCAGTCTGTTTTTAACTCCCCATATTTTTTAATTGCCTTGTCTATTGTCAAATTTATTCCTCTTGATCATCTTTTTCTGCTTTTGAGCTTGCGACCAATAAGGCCATAATATTTAGGGGGTTTTCTGGATTATTTGAAAGTTCTTGTTTGTCTGTTTGCCCTAAATAATTTTTTCCTAAAAATATTGCCATAGCTACTGATGGCTTATCAATATAATATTTTGTACCATCTTTTTTTTCCCCCCTTTCCCCTGTTAGCATTTTAAATTGCATCCGCCTTATACTCATATGAAACCCAGTAGCTTTTGTTTTTAAATACTCGGAAAACGTGCAACCATGTTCCTTTTTACAATGATTAACTATAGTATCATAATGCACACCAAAATGTTCCGCTATTTCTTCGCCCGTACATCCTATTTTAAGTAAAGAATCTACCTGTGCCCACGGTATTTTTTTTTCTGCATTAGTATTCCCAAGATACGAAGCCCGACTCCTTCCGTATTTATTCTTCTTTGTTTCATCTATTTTTTTCTTTTTTGTTTTCATTTTATGCCAAATATAATTATATCATATCCAATATATTTTTTTTAATATTTAAAGCAATTGCTTCCATTAATTTTGGAGGAACAGAATTGCCAATTATTGTTACTAAATTTTGATAATTTAATTTATAATTATCAAAGATATTAAACCTAAATTCATCAGGGAATGATCCTATTCTTTTTAACAATAAAGATGGCAAAATATGCAATTCTCCATCTTTAATAATAAATAATTTAGATTTAGGCATAGCCATAGTTTTAATAATAGTTGGTGATGACTTATTTATGTCTATAACCCCAAATCCGAAATATTTATTTACAAAATACTTGCCAAGATTTTCGCCTGGCTTCACTCTTTTACTTAATAAATAGCAATATGGCTTTGCTTCCCAATTAATATCATTATTAACCATCCGATCATCTTCTGTAACTTCTACAGGCATTAAATCTTTTATTTTTATAATATTATTAGTTGGCGTAGGGTACGTTGGAACAATATTTAAATCATACCTTACCCCTATAAAAATTACTCTTTGTCTCGATTGGGGCACATTATAATATTTAGCATTTATTAATTTACATTTGACGTTATACCCACAAGACTTAAGTTCTTTTATTATTTGAATAAAAGAACCCTTCATCTTTCCTTTAACCATACCAGATACATTTTCCATGACAAAAACTTTTGGATACAACCCATTTATAAGTCTAATAAAATCTTTAAATAAATCATTTCTATCATCATTAATAATTCTCTTTCCTGCTGTACTAAACCCTTGACATGGTGGAGATCCATCTAATATGTCTAATTCACCCTTATTAATATTACAAAAATCAAGAATCTCTTTTGCTTTTACATCTTGAATATTCCGCTCCCATGCTTGGCAATCAAAATTTAAATTAAATGTTTTATAAGCATTTTTATCAAAATCTATTGCTAAAAGTTCATGGAATCCCGCTAATTTATAGCCAAGTGAACTGCCACCGCCACCAGCAAAAGTTGAAATAACTGTATATTTACCTCTTACCATACATATCCACACTTTGGGCATTCATTATTTGTATCAATACCTTCATCAAACTCTTTTTCTCCATCACCGGCAATACTGCTATTAATATTATCATTACATATATCACTTATATCATTAAGTCCAAATTCAGTCAATTTAATATTAATATCCATATTATTAATGGCTTCAAGTTCATCACTCAATACATCCATATCAAATTCAGTATTCATTGTCAACTTATTGTGAGCGATAATATACGTTCGTTTTTGAGTATCAGTTAAATGTGTTAATTTAATGACTGGCACACTATCGAGGGCAAGTTCTTTTGCAGCTAATAATCTCCCATGCCCTTCAATTATCACATTATCACCATCTATTGCAATTGGATCATTAAAGCCAAATTCTTCGATTGAGTTTACAATCTGTGCTATATGCCACGATGGATGCAATTTAGCATTACTCTTATATTCTTTTAATTCTGCAATTTTCATACTTATAATTTGCATATTAGATTGCCTATTGATTGTGGTAATTTTTTCATAGCTTTTGCCCTTTTTTAAGATTCTCCATAATATGTGAATATAACAAGTAAATGTCAAGTGATTTTTACGGGGTACAAAATCACGCCCATCATATCCCGTTTCGCTTCTAGCTTATCAGAATATTCCTCTAAGGCTTTTTTTATGTACTTCTCTTTCAAATTTCTATACTCAACCATCCCGCACGACTGTTCAAGTTTCATATAACCATCAAGGATATTTACGCATTCAATTTCTCCAACTGTAATATCAAAGTTCCCCCTGAATTTAACTACAACCCTTGCTTTCATGTTTTCGCCTCCCATTTAATTAATGTATACTATTTAACAAAACTTCAAAACTATAAGCTAACACTAACATAAACACAAGCCCGCCTATAATTATTCCAATAGCAATGTAGATTATTGCTGTTATTGATTGCGGTAATTTTTTCATTATTTTCTCCCTGTTATTTGTTTTAGGGCAATATTACCCATCTTACCATTACTTTCTCCCTACTGGTTTATATTTCTTTGTTATTGTTGCCCTGCACAGAATCGAACAGGTAAGTTTCAGGAGTGTTCTTAAGGATTCTCCTTTAATATTTTTTCAGTTCCAATTTTAAATATAGATTAACAGCCTCAATCCCAGGTTTCCTTGGCATCCGGCCTTTAAATTTAAGCTTCTCATAAAAATCAGCCCCTCTTATCTCTGCAAGTTTTTCTTCCCACTCGTCCCTTGAGCAAAAAATTTGTGATTTCCAGCAGTTAAAGAAATTCCATTATCTAAATCCCACCTTAATACTTTGTTTGCTCTGGTGATTATATGGTGAGCATTTAACGGTTGATCGGAGCTACCATTCACTTCACATTTATACCCTGCCCGGGCTTTAACTATTTTTGCCCAAAGTTCATCATTTTCTTTTGCTATTAATTGTCGAGGAGTTTTGCCTACTTTTTTCCCTCCGACTTTAAAGACCTTGTGCTTGATTTTTAAAGTATGTTTTACCCTGAAATTACTTTCACAGTGTGGGCAGGTTAAAGCGTATTCTTTCCGGTATTCTTTTATCTCTGTTATGGTTATCCTCATCTTACAATAAGGACAATTAATTGTTGCAGATGGCAATGTGTATTGGATTTTAATCATTTTTTTTTCTGACTTTCTTTAAGCAGCATCTTGTATATTAGACAACGAAAGCTTAATATCTGCACTCCTACTGGTTTATATTTCCTTGTTACCAAACATATTTCGCTAATGTTGGTTTTTCAAATGAAGTGAGTGCTAAATTAACCGTAATTAAAATAACCCCACCGCACTTTTGGCTTTACAAGCCAATTAGGTTTTGATAAAATATTCATCTAATTCTCTATTCCAACTTAATGACAATTCATTATTTGATAATAATTTCAAATTATTTATTTTATTTTCTTCTGTTACCTTTCTCATCATTCCTGTATAATTACCAAAATTCCAATTTAATATTATTGGAGTTTTTAATGGTATCATTGTATTTTTAACAAACCCAAATTGTAAATCATTTTCAATTATACAACAATTATATTTATCGCTAAAATAATTTTGTATATCATTAAATAAACTTAATGTTTGTTCATCAGATAACCGATTTTCGTTAGCCCATTTAGTTTTATAATCAACAACAGAAAAACTATCAGTTTCTAATAATGGACTTATCTTAACGGAATTAGAATAATTTTTAACAGCATTATAAAAATCAATAATATCAATTAAATTATCGTTATTCCCTAAAAATACATTATTATTAATTCTAACATTTACTTTATTTTTATTTGCTGTTTCATAAATATTTTTGATGTCATTTACTGTTAAAATATATTTAGAATTAGTTATTTGTTTTTGTTTATCTATATCAATATTCATAAATGAAATATTAATATTTGTAAGCCCGCAACTTAATACTTTCTCTCTATATTTTTTATTTTGTGCAAGTCTTATCCCGTTGGTTGTCATTACAATTTTATCTAATTTAAGTGTAGATAACCACTCAATCATAGGTAATAACATTTTACTCATTGTTGGTTCCCCACCAAGTAATAAAACTTCCCTAACATTCATATTGTTAATTGCGAATAATATCTTTTCTTTAAAAATTTCAATATCACCATTTAATTTGTTATGTATTAAATCCGCAATGCAGAAATTACAGTTTGCATTACAATAATCTGTTAATACTATATCTAAATAAGGCTCTTTATTTAAAAGATATTTCTTCCCATTATTTTCAAATTCAGAATAAACATTATCTCCAAATTTAAAAACTTCAAATTCATTTATTTTAATTTTTTTTGCCATCGCTTGCTCAATTTCTTCTCTTAATCTACTTTGTTTTGTCATTTTATTAAAATCTCCCATCATTTTTAAATTTACGTTGCCTAACACACGGTATAAACAAACCGCTATCAAGCATTATTATTAAATTTGAACTGTCTTATATGCGGTCAGTTCATACCGCAATCCGTTAGCGGTAATTTAAACCACATTCCATTCAACTATGTGATTATAACTATCACCATTACCTTTTGCATCTAAGGCATAGTTTGTATTATCAACTCTTACTTCGGCATAACTACCATCTTCTAAATATATTTCTACACCATCAGGTAAGTGGTTTTCTAAGAAGTCAGTCATTGTAAAAGCATTGTCATTATGGTAATAGTCAGTAGTCCAAGAAAAACTACCGCTAACATCGGCTATATGTAATGCCTTAGTTTCGTTGTTATCGGAAGTTTCATGTTCTTTTTGGCGTTCATCTGTTGTTACAAAATGTATAGTTGTTTCTATAATATCTTCAATTTTCATAATTCTATACTTTCTATTAAGTTAATATTTCTTTGATGTGGCAGTAAGAAACCACCCACTGCCGCATATTTTTCCATCTCCGTCGTATGTTGGTTTTAACGTAACTTTCTTTTTAGCATTTAAAACTTTCATACCTTTTTTCAATTCTTTGATAGAATATTTATTTCCACATTCATCGGCAAGGGCGGAATACCCAAACCACACCGCATCAAAAATAGTTTTGTCCCATTTATCTAGCGCCTTTAAAATGTCGCCACATAACTCAGCTTTCATCTGTTTTTCTCCCTATTGGTTTATATTTCTTTGTTAGCCACAATAATACTCATATTCAAATTCTCCAAAGAAAAATTTGTAATTATATTCTATAGCTTCATCTTTTGTTTTAAATTTCATAGCATCTTTTTTGCTGTCTGTTAGTGTCATTCCAAATTTTTCTTTTTGCTTAAAATATACTTTTACAACTTCATTTCTCGTTAGCAATACAGAACAATTACTATGCCTAACATCGGCTATATGTAATGCCTTAGTTTCGTTGTTATCGGAAGTTTCATGTTCTTTTTGGCGTTCATTTGCCAACGCACTTTGAAACATCGCTTCCAATTCCTTACAATCATACTCGGGTTCATCACTCTCACCCATTCTTACAGTCCAACTATCTGCCGAATATCTTGTATATTCATTCCACTCATCTGCATCTGTTGTTACAAAATGTATAGTTGTTTCTATAATATCTTCAATTTTCATAATTCTATACTTTCTATTAAGTTAATATTTCTTTGCTATATGTAATGCCTTGCTGTCGTGCTGTTTGGTAGTTTCGGAGCGTTCTTGCCGTTCGCTTAGTACATTTTCAACGCATAATCTTGCGAAATCTTGACAATCTGCACTATCAAATAATAATTGATTGCTGTCGTTTACGTGTGAATGTCCTCGCCATTCTCTATACCATTCATCTAATTTTGCTATAATATTCATCGCTCACTAATTTAAGTTAATAATTCAAAGTTTAGTGTAGTTTAATCGGCACTACACATAGCCGTAATCCGTTACAAGCCATTTAATAAATCCTTTATTTTATTTCTACAGTGTCAGACGGTAAACTTTCACCAGCCTGATTAAATGCGGTGACGTAATATTTTCTCGTTACTGGCCAACTTGCCCCTGTTTCAGTGCCGACTAGTGGAACTACTTGATAAATATTGTAACCGTCGGCTCTTGGATTTGCGTCCCATGTTAAAATATATTCTTTTTTTGATAACTTAGACAGTAAAATGTTAAAGCTGTCTATTTTTGTTTTTTGAACAATCAGCAAAGAATCAATCTTTTGTAATTGTTGCTTTATGCTTGTATCATCATAAAGCGGGCTGCAACTTATCAATATAGTCAATAATAATAAAATAAGTTTACTTTTCATCTTACTTTCTCCTTATTTTTGAATCGATAATTATTAGCTTTTAATCTTGCCAATATTTCACCTAAAGATTCATATTTCGCTTTTATTATATACCCTCACCAAACATCATCGTTTCAGGAGTAAAAGATAAAACAGTTTCACAAGTTGCACCATTCCTCGCTTTTACTGTGTCGCAAATAACTCTACTTTTATCTGCTGGATTTGGTCTTGATAGTAATATTATTCTATCAGCATCTTGTTCTATTGATCCAGAGTCCCGTAAGTGGTGCATTTGTGGCCGTCCTCCCGATCTTCCGTCACGGCTCAATTGTGATAAAAGCAAAATATGCAATCCGGTCCTCACTGCATGCCTTGCGATTGCTCTCGATATATTCCCCACCTCAATATTTTTACTTTCAGAGGTTCCCCCCTGAATCAATTGTAAATAATCTATAACAAGCAGTTTAATGCCATGTTTAGAAATCCAGCCATGCGATCTGGCAAGAATTTCATGAATTTTACCGCCATAAAATTCTGTATAAATTTTAGTATTACTCAACTTGGCAGAGGCAGCAATTACCAGTTCAAGCTCAGCCTCTCTCATTTTTCCGGTTCTAATAGCTGTAAAATCAACTCCTGAAATTTGAGATAACATTCTACCGGCAACTACTTTATCATTACTTTCAAGTGAAATATAACCAACCGGAACATTGGTTTCATAGGCCGTTTGAGTAACTAAAGATGTTTTCCCTACTGATGGAGCCGCCCCGATTATTGTTACTTCTCCAGGTTCACACCCTCCAATAAGTGGGGCATCAATTAATTGTATTTCACCCCTTGCCCGCTTATCAACATCATCCATGAACGCATGAATCGCTGATGATATATGCGAATCACTTTGTTCTGATATTGATAACCTTATCAAGGCGTCACATGTATCATCAATTAATTGTTCAGGGTCTTCAAGTTCGTGTGCGTCCCGTTGGAGTATAGAAGCAATTTCTATTAATTGCCTTGCTTTGAAACGATTTATTATTATTTTCTCGTATTCTTTTATCAAGGCGGCAGAAGGAACAATTTCATTTAATTCTGTTAGATAATATATTCCTCCAACCTCTTTAAGCTTTCCTTTTGGCTTTAACGCCTCGCCGAGTGTCGTCACATCTGCCGGCAACGCATCGTTTATCATCTCCCGCATTTTATCAAAAATTATCCTATGGGCTGATTTATAAAACTGATTACCAGTCAATGATAAAAAGTTTATGCTTGAGTTATCAATCAAGATACACCCAAGAACTGACATTTCCGCATCAATTGAATGCGGGGGGATTCTATCGTTAATCAATTTGCTTTCCCGAATGAGGCAAGATTCTTTCTAACTTCTTCCGGTAGTTTCCCAATATCAAATTCATTGCTTTGCCGGCCCCATGACTTTATTTCGTAAACATCAGTATAATTTTTTATGACGCTTTGGTTGAGTATTTCTATAGCAGTGTCTACTTTATTACCGCTAAACCTTATTAGCTTTTTAAATATTAGCGTCAAGGCGTGGGTTGTTGGTGGGGCCTTCTTTGTTATCCTCATTTCAAGGTAACCTTCCAATGCCAATTTAAATTCTGCGGTCTCAAAGGCTGGAGGTAGAGATGGAATTATAATTTTCTTTTTAATCTTTTTCTTTTTCGTGACAATCCCCTGGTTAATAGAAGAATTAATAATAGAAGGATCTTTGGGTAATAAATTTTTATTAGTGGGTCTTGCTTGTAGCACTGATAAATTTTTATTAGTGGGCAGCACTTGCCTTTTTCGGTTAGTGGTCGAAATAAGATCAATATATACGTTTCTTACTATTCTATAATAAGTGTACGTACCTGATTTTGTTTTTTCCAATTTCTTTTCTATTAGCCCAGATGTTACCATTTTTTTTAAAATCAATACTAATGCCTGTTTCTTGACTTTTAATATCGGAATTTCATTTATTATATAGTCATGCAATAGCCAGAAATATTCATTACCATTGAAAGATTTAGATTTCATTTCACCTGTAGCTTTAAAATCTACTATAAATCTCAATATTGCTGCTTCCTTTAACCCAAAATCTAAATCAAGTAATCCTTGTTGGCTGAATCCAAAAATGGTATACTTCATGTTATCTCCTGTAAACTATAAAATACAAAACCCGTCAAAGCAATTTTCAGTAGGCCACTACCAACAACAATCACGCTTTAACGGGTTTTAAAAAATGTCGTATTTCTTTATGTTGTTGTCGTACTCGTGGCCTGTTATAATTTAAATAATCCATTTCATAAATACAAGGATTATTTTGGTTTTTTTTAATGGTATTTATTAAGCTTAAATCGTTTTGGTTTTCTCATGATATTTTTTCCCCTTAATAATGTTGCTTTTAAATAAATCAGTTTGACTCTCATATTCATTAATCCAATTGCTGGCTTGATTATAAAAATTTTTTTTAATTTCAAAGCCATAATATTTTCTATTTAAACTACTGGCAGCAATCAATGAGGATCCGCTCCCCGCAACAGGATCAATTACAACGTCACCCTCATCTGTAAAAATATTAATTAACTTTTGCAATACCTTTACAGGTTTTTGTGTCGGGTGTATTTTTCTGTAAAGTAAACTGCCCTCTTTATCTTTTTCCCAATTCATAACATTGAAAACCATCTTCCCGTTATTCCTAAATTTTGGCAGTTTATCTCGATATAAAACAAGTCCGTATTCAGCATTTCCAACTATTCGCATATTAGCCTTTAAAACTTGAGCAGAAAAGTTTTTGCGAAAAACTAAATTAATATATCCGTTTATCCCATGGTCTTTTGCTTTTTTTATTATCTCAAATTGTTGCTCAAATTCACAAAAAACAATCATTGCCGGGGCTGATTTTGTTTGCTTTGGTTCTTTTTTAATCATTTTTGCACAAAAATGTAAAAATTCACTTATCCTAAAATCTTTATCGGTATCAAAAAATTCTTTATTAGCAAGATCGCTTTCACCGTTTTTGTTATCCCCGCCTACATACCATGCGGGGTTTGAACCATAAGCATTTTTCCCCACGTTATACGGGATATCAGCGATAACAAGTTGAGCCTTTGGAATCCCATACGATTTATAATTTTGAAAATGATCGTTAATCAACATCTATTTTTCTCCCAGTTTAATGTATGTTTGTATACCAAGTATAATTAAAGTCGCTTAGAATCAATGTATGTGCGTTTATTTTTTTCACGTAACATCAATAAAAACAAACAGTTAGACTACATTCTCTTTTTTGCATTAATCAATATTAGTTTTTAATATTTAAGTTACTTGTCTATCAATCTATGCCTTTACACGTAAGTACAATAAAAACAAACAGTTAGCCCTTAGTAAATAATCAATCCTAAGAGACTTTAAAAAAATAAAAATCATAGTATTAAAGCGGTAAAATTATTATTTTATTCCCCTCCGTTATATTTTGTAATAATTTGATCTTCGTGTCCTGTTATCCACTCATCACGATTCTCTAAAAACTCAATCCCCCATTCGGTAGACCAAAACGCCGTGATAAGTTCTGTAAAATGGACTAATCCTTTATGCGATAGTTTTGTTGTACTACCGCCTACGATTCTGGTTTCCTTGGTCTTGGTTTCATAATTAAAAAGTTCAATTTCTTCTGGGTTGAACTTTATTTTCATTCCGTTATGACACCGGAGAATTGCTCTTTTTCTTGCCTCTGGAGTCACATCATATTTGGCATAACCGGATTGATCCGCTATAGTTGAATATATGTAGCCGAACAGATAGGCGTACTGTCCGGCATGTTTTAATTTTACCTTGCTGTATTTTCTTATGAGGATTTCTATCTTTTCCCCATGGAGTTTTTTAGGAATTGGAACCATAAGGTTGCCAGCGTCTGACGGGATCCCTGTCCATATTATTTTCATTATCTTCTACCTTTCGAGCCTCTAAATAACGCAATTACAAATAATACTCCTATAATATAGACTAAAATAATAACTGTAATTTTAATAATCATAACTTTAATCCTTTCTTTATTCTTGGCCATCTTTCAGCTCTTAATTCTGTTTCTACTCGTTTCCTTATATTATTTAAGTAGACAACAATAATTAAAAATACTATATTTACACATGTTAATATAATTGTTACTGTCATTTCAATTTTCCTTTTTATATACGTATGGGCGTAATATCTCTTCAGCATTTATTACCCAATGTCCGGTTATAGTTTCCGGATACATTCCTCTTATTTAATATTAAAAAATCCCTTAAATCTTTTATATTCCATCATAAGCCTTGTATAATGTGGCTTATAATTATTATTTAATTTAAACTGTTTACCAGTGGTTTTGATATAGTCCCAGCGGAGCATTCCCCACAAAACATCAAAGCCGTATTTTGTGTGGCCTTCTGCCATTTTATCAATGGCAAGTATTTTTAATTTTTCTAAAACATGCGGATTGTCTTTGTGAAAGATTAAAAATTCTTCGTGCATTTCAAGGCGATACTTTGCCTTTTTTGCCTTTTTATTATTTACCCGGCGAGACTTGTCAACTTTTTTCTCGCATTCTGGATGGTATTTGCGGTGTTTAGCAAACCCTTTTAGCGATTTTCTGCAAGGTTTTTCGCCGGTTATTTTATAACACTTGCAAAAACGGGTTGTGATAGTCTCTAAAGCTGTCTTTATTTCGTGCCGTAACTGCGTTTCCGCAATGTTTTTCATGCTTCACGCCCCTTTTAGTTGCTATCCAAGTTAAGCCCTCTTAAATTTAAATTTTGCCCCGATCGACAATGTGCCAATCGGGGCAATTAAAGTGGTTAAAAAGGCAAGTCTTCATTAATCGGCGGTTGCTGTTCCGCTGGTGCTGGCTGTTGGGGTTTTTGCCCCTGTGTTTTATTGCCCAGCATTTCAAGGTCTGTAGCAACAACTTCAGTTATATATCTTTTTTGACCATCCTGCTCATAAGTGCGGGTTTGTAACCGGCCTTCAAGAAAAACATTACTGCCTTTTTTAAGCCATTCACCGATAATCTCTGCAAGTTTACCCCAGGCAACGACTCTATGCCAATCGGTTTTTTCTTGTTTGTTACCCTGTTGATCTTTCCAGTAATAGTTTGTAGCCATACTGAAATTAGCATTGGCTTTGCCGTTTGTAGTATATCTTAGCTCCGGGTCTTGTCCCAGTTTGCCGATAAGGATTACTTTATTGACGGTCCCTCTTCCTTGTGACATTATTTTCCCCTTATAGGTTTACAATTGCTTGTTTGATTTTTCCAGCTGTTTCGGCAAGGGCATTTACAGTGGAAGTTATGATTAACTTTGCCTTCGCATCTTTCAGGTCAGGCATTTTAAAGTTAATCAGCTCTGTTGCCAATTTCTCCAGCTTCTCACGGTCTGGAGCAAGAGCTGACATTCGTTCTTTTTTTTCTTTTGCTTCTTTAGCAGTTTTCTCTTTGTGAAGCCGTTTTTTTTCTTGTTCTTCTTTTTTCTTTAGAACGGCTTCGGCGGCAATTCTTTTTTCTTCGGCAATCTTTAGTCTTGCAGCTTCGGCTTGCCGTTCCTTTTCTCTTCCGGCCTCTAATTTTTTTTCTCTGGCTTCCCGCTTGGCCTTTTCTTTTTTTTCTCTGGCTTCTCGCTGTTGGGCCTCTTTCTTGAGCTGGATATTTTCCAGCCTTATTTTTTCCTGTTCCTCTTCATAGGCCTTTTCACGAGCAATCCGCTCGTTTTCGAATTTTTTCTGAGCGGCTATTTTAAGCTGATGAGATCCTATGCTTTGAGTTAAGAGCGTTTTGTATCTTTCTTCACTCATGTCTTTTAAATTGTAGAACTCAATATCCACATCATATTTAAGCAACTCCTTTTCTCTATCTTCTGCCAGCCTGGCCTTCCGTTTTTCTTCCTGAATCATTGGAAAATCTTCTTGTTCTTGGAGATATTTTTCTACCGGCACGGTTAATGCCTTTACTATATTCGCAAAACCGTCAATCGCTTTTCCGGCCAAAATTATGTTTTCTTTTTTTGCCTTTCTTTGCTTTTCAACTTCACAACGAACACCTTTCACCCTTAAACGCAATTCTCTGGCGAGAGCCATTTCTTCAATTTGATCAAGGCTGGTAATGATAATAGCCTCAGCCTTTTTTTTAATGTTCTCTGCCTCTTGAATAAAATTTATAAAAGGATTTTCTTGAGGAATTGTTATTTCTTGAGCTTTATATCCTTTTGCTTTTGTAGCCATTAAGCACCTCCCGTTGTTTGTTTTTCAAATTTTTCAACTTCTACTTTATATTTATCCCATACTTTAGCAAAAACAGAAGTTGAAATTTGTTTGGACGTTTTACTTTTACATTCTCCCAGTATGGCTTGTTTTGCTATATCCTCACTATTGTGTATTGCTGTAAGATACTCATACAACAATTTAAATTGTAAGGACTGTTCTTTTGTCAAGCCCTTTTTTGTTGATGGTGGGGTTGGTTTGTTAAGGTATTTATTCCCATCAAACGCACCCATAAATATATCGGCATTAAACCCGAGCATGGATAATCCTTTTGTCAAAGCGTCTGTTCTGACCTTTTTAATACAGTCAGAGTCCATTTTTTGCCCTTTACTAAATTTTGGGGCTAAAGGGTATCCACTCGCTAACGGGATAATATTGTTTTTATTTTCTCCGTAATATAAATTCGCTTGATAGACTATTAACATATCAAGCCCTTCACCAAATTGGGTAAAGGTTTCATCTCTTACGCCCCAACCATCGCCAAAAGCTCCCCAAAGCTTAGTTGCCTTTTTAATTTGGCTATAGGCGTCAATAGCCGTTAATTTTGCCCCCTTCTCAGAGATTCGGCTTGCATTGGCAGGGTTGGTTGTATCAACTGAATTCCATAATGTCATATTGGCATTTTCTTTATTTGTCATATTCGTACCCCTTAAAAGATACAGAAATTAACGGGGTTTCGGTATATGACGCAGGGGATATTATTTCTCCTGTTTCAGTATCGGCGATTGGAGCCGATAAACTTTGTAAAAAATTCTTTCTCTTCTTTATCTTTTCGGCCACATTGTTTTTCTTTTCTTCCAATTCTGTATAAACAGAATCAGAGCAAACCGAAAAATCCCATTTTTTACGTCTTACAATAGAAATCTTTGCATTAAACATTTTGAAAGATTTCCCGTTTTTTTCCGCTTCATCCAAAAGAGATCCCTTGATCTCGTAATCATTAATAATGTTTTTCATTATTAATTCTATACTTTTCAGGGCGATGTGAACTTTTAACGGATCAAGTTCACCCTCTAAAATAGCTGTTTTTATTTCGGCCACTATTACATTTTGTTCTGATAGTGATAATGGCGTTGTTAATGTTTCCATCTTCATAAAGTCCCCTTTCTGTTATATTGTTTTCTCCCGTTTCCACCGTGAAAGGATAATCAAGGTGAAAGCTTTGTTTTGCCGAATGTCTCAATTTTCCCCCTTTTCAAATTCCAGCTGATCCTTTATGATCAGCCTGATTGTTGCCCGAGTAAAATTTGTACGATCTACGCCTGATGCCACCCGCTCTGTAAATCGCTGAACAATTTTATACTCTTCCATTCCGGCTTGTGTGCCGGTGTTAATTCCTATTGAAGCAATCGCAATCCCTGTTTTTTTGCTTAAGTTCATGTTGAGTCCTTTCCGTTTTTGTTATTAGTTAATTTAGTTTAAGTATTTTTAATACAAAAGTCAAGCTTTTTATTTTTATAATTACCACAAAAAAGGAGGGCTTCCGGCCCAGCTATGAACCGGAAGCGTTGTAGCTATGGGGTATGGTCTATAATAAAAAATTTTCTTCTACTTTTTTGAATATTTTTTTTTGTGATATTTCTGTGGTCAATTTTTGCATATACTTCCACGGTATGCCGGGCGATAAAAAACAACCTGACATAAAAAGTTGTGGGAATCTCCCGCTCGTAATGTATGCGGGGATGATATAGGAGCCATCATAATCAACGGCTCGTAAAATTACATTTGTTCGTTTTGGATTTTCTGTAACTTTAAAACTTACTACCTCAATTCGTATATTGTTATTTGTCATTTTTTTCTCCTGTTAAACTTTTGCCCCGCTCTGTACGTTTGGCTTCCGGGTTATTAACGGAGTTTTCTCTCCGAATTAATCTCAAGGTATCTACCCAAATTTAAAAAGAACGTCAGGCGTAAAGTTATTTAAAATTGATTAATGTTTTTATTATACTCTCTTCCCCCATTTCAATTATTTCCTCCATTACTTTATAATCTACATTTTTTGTTACTTTTAACTCTGCCATGTTTTACCCCCGCATTCGGGATGGATAACTTTTTCCATCCTTCCTTTGTGGTTCAAAAGAAAAACTGCTTTATCTCCCCGTTTGATCGGGGCTTTGCAGAAAGAACAATACAACTTATCAGATTTCACAGTTGATACTTTTATCTCAAATTCTTTTGTAAAAGTATAATCAGCATAAATAAACATAAAATCTTCAGCCCACGCCCCGAAGCAATCATCCGCTGTTATCTCTTTTTCTTCGCAGAACGTCTCTACCAATTCAAGAAATTCTGAAAAGGTTGGTGAGAATAGAAGAACATCTTCCAAGCTGTCCGACAACTCAAGGTGTTTATTTAGGCAGGAAACATAATTTTCTTCTGCTTCTGGGAAATTTTTCATGGCTTAATCCCATTTTCTTTTTTTGCTCTGGCAATCCATTGCCGGAATGGCATCTCTTAAATTACTTATTTGTTTCATAATTTTCTCCCTTTTGTTATCCCCTCGCCTGTTATAGGTGAGGGGCTAGTTTTAGTTATTATTTTATGAGGTGGTCTTCCTTCAAAATGCGCCTTCTTCGTGCCAGCCGGCTTTGAAGGC